CAATCCCATATAAGGGTTAGGTCCACCTTGACCCATTAGCATCCTTGCTACTCTTTGTAAATCTTGATAATTAGTCATATTATATTATCCTCTCTATTAAACTATTAAGCGAACTATGTTCGCTGGCGTGGGCTAAACAAACTTCTCAACAATATAGTCCCACATACATTTACCTGCTACACCGATAGCAATACAAACACCCATGGCTTTCTCTTTAAACTTTTCTAATGAGAGGATACGTTTATCGGTCCTCTCCATATATGATTTTAAATCCTCTCTAAGAGCTACTAGCTCATTATAAATTAACGATTCAGTATCTTTCATTACTATTCCTTTTTGTAACAAATTGTAAATATACTTGCATTTATTTAAAAAATATGCTAGACTTAGGTTAATCCGACCGACCGGCAGGGAAGGTTGGATATTATATTATATATATTATATTATAATACTATAATATAGATATTATATTATCTAAGTAATATTATAATATCTTACTTATACATTTACATTTACTATTTAATATTTTATCTATTCTTAAATTTTTTAAATCATCATTTAATTGTTCTGCGTATCTATTAGCTTCTTCTATATCTCTAGTATAGCAAATGTATTTTGTTTTACCTTTAATACTAACTGATACTATATAACATCTACCTCTTTTATCGTATCTTAAATGTGAAGTTTTATTTCTATTTAAAGTATTTAAATGTTGAGTTACTATTCTTAAATTACTTTTTCTATTATTGTAGTTATTACCATCTATATGGTCCACTACCATCCCATCTGGACAATCGGTTATTAGTCTATGTAGATGTATTCTTTTACCAAGTATATGTGATTCTACATACGGCTTACAATTTGGATGCCTTCTATCTACTCTTAAATTCCAATAATATTGTTTTATCTTATCTATATCTTCTGTATCAATAATAATATCTGTAGGTCCTACTAAGTTATTATTTATTTTTAGAATAGAATAATCGCCAATAATTATTATATCATTTGACTTTGATTTACCTTTAGATTTTCCTTTCATAAAAACTGCTCTTTACTGCCCGAAGCCGAACAGTAAAGAGAGTTCTTTAATCAACTGTTATTGAACAGGTCTTACACCTGCCCATTTTGCAATAGCATAAATTTTACCGGTAAAGCCCGTTGCGAAATCCAAATCAATTGATTCGTCTGATTTCTGGAATCTTGCAAGGTCCTGAAGCTGAATTGCGGAAATGCCTTCAGGCAGCTCAATTACTACATCACCTAACATTGAATTCGGATAAGCATCTCCTGCTTTTACCGTCAGAAGAGAACCGCCGGAGGCTGTTGTATTAATAACAATAAATAAAGAATTGTTTTTATTTGAGAATGCATTTTTTATTTTTATACCGTTTGCCTGTGTAACAGTTTTTTCTGTAATACCTATGTTAGCAACGGATTCCGTGTGGTCTAAAACCGGATATTGAATATCTATACTGTCTCTTGTCATAATTTTTCCTTTCTTTTTTCGTATAAAACAAAATCGGCTATTAAGCCGATTAAACTCAAAGTTATAAAAATTATTAAGGGGGATTATTAGTTTTTCTGCGATTACATCAGCTAAACAGCCATATAGCTGTTTGGCTGATATATTTTACATAATTTATGTGATAAAATTCTCAATATAGCGTCGGATTAAAATATACAATTTTTGCAACTTTAAGACTAATATAATGGAAACGAATTATTTTAAAATTATATTTAATTATATCAACGGACTAAGAAAATACAGATGGTTTCATATTGCTATTTGCATTGAATTTGTCTTTTTGGTAATTGCCTTAGTAATAAAAATAGGGAAGGACATTAAGGCTTATGTCTTTTCGGTTTGCATTACCTATCCCTATTTATATTATAACATATTTTATTCATTGGTCAATACATCAAGTAACTCTAACGGAGTTATCTCTGCATTAATATCTAAAAACAATCCTTGTTTCTGTAACTCTCTTAAATGTAGTTCCGAACAGTGTGTTCTATATTTTGTATTTCTTTTACTAAACACACTAGATATTGCACTTAGAAATGGATAGAACTCTCCTATATGATATGCAATATTCGCAGAAAACATTTTACTGTCTAAGTCATAATCTCTAATCACAATACAAAAATCATCTTTAGTATTAAGTAAATAGTTTTTTAATAAAGTTATAGATGCTCTTAGTGGTTTCATATCAAACACATATATGTTATTATTATATTCAATTATAGAACCTGTATGTGATGGAATAAAACCGTCTCTATTAAGTTTCTTTTTTTCTACAAATCTAACTATTTTAGATGTGATAGAGTTATTAGATGTGAATATACTGCTACCTATAAGTTTGTTTTTATTTAACTTTATGAATTCATCTACATCTTTTTCCGATAAATTTTCAAAAGCAGATTTAAAATGAATTACCATGATTATCTCCCTCTTTTTTTCTTGCCACCACATGCCATAATATTGCTCCTTTCTTTTATTTTTTATCTTCTCTATAACTCCATAGTACCTTTGGCTTATTATTATAATCTCTATATTTAAGTTTAGATAATACCCAAGTACCCATCTCTCTTAATATAATTAGAGTAGAACATTTTTTACCGAACTGGTAACTATTATATATCTTGAACGAATAATCCTTATAAGCTCCCTCTGATATCTCGTTCCAACAATTAGCAGAATAATATTTTTTAATTGGTTTCTTAGTAGTAATACCAAATGTCAAATACTTTTCTGTTGTAGGTGGTATATTTATTGGTTTAATATTCATTCTTACCCTCAAAATTTTATTTTAAATTCTATTCCAGTTATTTCGTGTTCCTGCCAATCTACGCAAGGTAGTATGTAGAAATGTTTTAGTAGATTTGTTAACCATCCTATGTATAATATTACTAAGATTTTTTTACTCATAGATTTATCGCTTTATATACATTCCCGGCTTTTACTACTTTACAAACATCTACATCCTCATAGAAATCATAGTCTGAGGCTGAACCTTCTTGTACAATCCTTTGCGTTGCGGTTATATCGAGTTCAACAATAAACATATAAGCACCACCCGCCGATACAGAAAACCTATAATACTTGTAATAATTATTATTTGTAATATTAACTGTCCACGTAGCATTGGCTGTAAAGTTTGTATTAGTATATGATTTTAACTGTGTCCAAGTAGAATTATCATTTGAACCTGATATTACGACAGTATTAGGAGTGTTAGTGGAAGATGTGTTAGCGTAATAATTTCTAAAAGTGAAAGACGTAGCTTTGATTGGTACAGGACTATAAAAAGTTAACGTTGATGGTGATGCACTAGATTCCCAACAATTGCCTGCTGTAGTGATGCCGTCAAATGCACGATACGCGTAGTTACTACTCCACGTACTGCTTGCAGAAGCTGCATAAGAACTTCCTCCCATAACGCCGTTAGCAGTGAGGTTAGGTCTTGTCCAAGAACCATCAACATATTTATAGTATTTTCTTACTGTTTGTTTTATTGCTTTCATTGTTTTACCTAACTTATATACCCACAGGTTTTCCAGTAACAAGCGTAAGTGCCGTTAGGTATATATATTTTAAACCCTGTTTTTGTTACAGTGCTGGACGGATATCGGACTATTGTACAAACATAAGAGCTTCCTGCTGACATTGTAGTACCGGTTGTAATTGTGTAATTTGAATTGGCATAAGGTTTTAAAAGAGTTATTTCTTTGGTATATGCACCATTGGCTGATGGTATAAATCCGCCTTGCTCGCACCATTTATCACTGTACACTCTGTACCAAGATGTGCCGTTTACATAACTTTCCGTAATGACAGGTACTTCTGTCAGTTCAGTCCAACTTGCATTAGTGCCATTTGTTGTTAAAACTTTATTTGCATTTCCAGTTTGAGAAGGCAAAGTATCTACTATTAAATTACCACTGCCCAAGATAGAATTATTATTAATAGTCTTTATATTTGTACCACTTACCAAAGGTTTTTGGAACTTAGCATTACCTGTACTTGATAAATTAGATAAATCCTTATCCGCAAGGTTACTTGTATCAGGAATAGTTAATGATACATTACCATTTACAGGCTGTACATTGTTTACGCTTGTTACAGTACCTACGTTTGATGTATAACCACTAGGATTGTTTGAATCATAAGGTGTATAACCTAATGCAGTTGTTACATCTGTTGAAGTTATACCTGTTATATATCCTGCACTATTCGTTAAGTCACCCGTATCAGTCGGTACAGAAATATTAATACTTCCGCTCGTGGTCTGATTAGCAGTTATTGTACCTACTGCCGTACTGTTTACTGTGATTGTAGTTGCACCATCACCAATGGTTGTAGAACTGGGTAAAGCTCCTACATCACCAGCAGTTAACGTAACATTACCGTTTCCATCAGGTGAGATGTTATTAACACTAGATACAGTTCCGCTTCCAGAACCATCCGCACCTTTAAGATTGTGGAAAGCAAAATCAAAAGTTCTTGCACTTTCCGTACCGCCTACAGTTACAGATACGCTCGGTGTGCCTACATTACCATCTACACTTGCAGTAACTCCCGTAATAGTTGCGTTAGTTCCTGCTGCTCCCGTACTTCCTGTGTCACCCTTATCTCCACGAGGTATAGTAAAATCAAATACCGCAGCTGAGCTTGTACCGCTATTAACTACACTTGCGCTTGTTCCTGCTGCGCCAGTAGATACACTTCCTACGCTAATAGTAGCTGCTTGCCCATCTGCACCGTCTTGTCCATCTTTACCATTGGTAACGTCAAAAGTAGTATTGTCACCATCTGTATAGTAAATAGTATAAGTATCAACTAACCCACTTGTACCAGTAAGCTCAATAGAGCTAATACCATTACCAGTCTCGCCAGTTTCACCTTGTATACCCTGTATCCCTTGAGGACCTTGTTCTCCTTGTTCACCTTGTATACCTTGTTCCCCTTGGTCTCCTTTATCACCTTTATCTCCCTTTGCACCCTGTGGTCCTTGTTCATTTAACTCTAGAGTAAAAGTTTGTTGAGGATTTATTTCTATTGAGTATTCTACGTTATTAACATCTATTTCATAATCTATTTGTTCTATAGATATATCTCTATTAATATCTGGCATTATGCCTCCTATTGTTCGCATATCTTATATATTGCTTTATTACAACATTTACTAGAAATGATGTCAAAATAATTAGGTGCTTCTAAAGCTATTATTAAAGCATACTCTCCTGTAGGATAAGATGTATCTTCTTGTTTGAGATGGACTACAAATTGTCCTTGTAAGGGATAATTAATCTGTCCTACATCATTTATATCTGATACTACAGTTATAGCTTTATCTATAATAGCAGGAGCTTTCTCTAAAGGTGTACGCTTAACTTGAAATCTAATTGTATAATCAGACAAGTCCATTGGATTATCTTCTTCTTTAATTGTAAATCCTAAGTTTAATTCTTCACCCTGTTTAACTGGTACTTTTAATTCACTCATTTATTTATACCCCATTGTAAGGTCATTCAAGACCTACTAAATTAATTTTATATATAAGTTATCCTATTAAATATAAACTATCGTTTATGAGGCTTCTAATAGCCTCTAATTATTTATTTAGAAATTCTTCTTGTGTAATTTCATTATTTGCAAATTTAAACAAATCATCTAATTGTTTAGAAGTAATACCGAATTGTGATGCCAATTGGTCTAGTAAAGGATTCTTACGTTGTAACTCTACGCATAATTCCCATTCTAGTTTAGCTTGTCTATTAGCATTTATAGCAGGCTCTAATTTCTCAAAGTAATCTAATCCTAATTGCTCAAGCATTAATACAAATACACGTTTAGTACATTGTAAATTACCTATACGCTCTTGTTCTTGTTCTTCTTTTTCTTCTTCTGTATATCCCAAAGCCTGCAGAGCTTCTTCTGTTTCTCGTATTTCGTAACCGTTATTATGATTTTGTTCTACGATGAATTCCATTCTTTGTTCATCTGTATATGGTTTTAATAGTTCTGCTTTAATTTCCATCTTTATCTCCTTAACTTATATAACCGCGAGCTACCCAAGCTAGACCTTCTACTCTTGAGCCACTATTATATCCACCCCAGCAATATTTAAAATTACTAACTGTTTTATTTTGGACATAAAAAGAAGCATCACCCGCTTGCCATTTATCACCAGTCAGCTCAACTATATAATCTGTATTGGAGAAATTTTTAAGCAATGAAATAGTTGCCGTATCTCCAGTACCACCAGATATATAACCATAAGCTACTCCAGAACCATTGCCAGTAAATACCCCACCTTGTTCACACCAACCATCCTCGTATACTCTATACCATGATTGCCCATTAGAATAAACTTCTTTTGGAAATGATTGATTAATAGGATGTCCGCAACTACTAGTTGTATTTATTTTACCATCGCCATCTGTTGTATAACGACCTATTTGTTTAAACAATGTATAACCACTAGGTAATGCTGGTGTAGTAGAAGAAGTAGAAATTAATATATCAACTGAACTGCCTGTAGAATTGCCTATTATATATACATAATAAGTAGCGTTAGCAGCCTGGTTTAAATTCTGTTTGCTTGTTGAATTATTAAGACTTAAAACTACTGAATGTGTACTATCATAACAAGAACCAGGAGATACTATTATAGTATCCTCTGGGCTACCGCTGTCTTTAGAAATAATTAGTCCAGATATATAGTCAAGTATATTGCCTATAGCTTTTATTAGACTTTGTTTGTTAATAGCATCGCTATTCGTAATGGCATCCGCTACAGCAAAACGCTGTGCGGAACTACCATTTATATCTGCTTTATTATTTTCTAGATTATCTATATCAGTTGAGTTCTGTGCTATAGCTGATATATTAGTATTTACTTGAGCATATACAGTATCAAAGTCTGCATTAACTTCACTAGCCTTTGCGTATGTATTAGCTACGAATGTAAAAGGTTTTGCTATACTCATTTATTTACCTCTATCTATTCTTTTCTATATTCTTAGCTGCATACTTGCGTACATTAGCAGCTTTCTTCATGTCTGATTTTTTAGGACCCTTCTTAGGATAATTAGGTCTGGTAGATATACCAACCTGACCACCTAATAATTCTACAGGTAATGTTTTCTTATAACCTTCAGGATTTTGTAATGTATATCTAACTGGTCCTTTGATGTTATTGAACTCTCTTTCAAATTCAAATACTCTCTTACCATCTTTATTTACCTTATACCCGATGGGTTGCATAGTATCATAGAATGGTTGTCTACCTCTACCAAGAACTGTGTCTACAGTCTGAGGTAATACTCTTGTACCTAAGATATATGGGTTAGATGTAGAACCTAGTATCTCATTCAGTATAAGACTAGCTCTTTCACCTACTGTAGGTTTATAGTTCATAGCTTCCATAGGATTATTAATCTTCATTGCTGTATATCTAGGAGATGTAGGTACTTTAATCTCACCATCGCCAAAGTCTTTTTGGTATTTCAATGCGTTTAACATCTCACCACTAAATAACGGGTTAACCATACTAGCGAACTTACCAGCATCTAAAAATCTAGGTGCTACCATTCCTATAGGTGTAGGTATCATACCCAATGTTCTAACACTACCATCGTCTAGTTTATATGGTACACCACCTTCGTATTTATCAGGGTCTAAGCCATAGTAGTTCATTATAGCTTCTGATAATACATTACCACCTCTAGCAGGTATAGTTACATTGCTAGCAAACCTACCAGGATGGTTAGCTATAGCATGTGCCGTAGTTCTTAGAGTTTGTACTGGGAATCTGTAGAACGGTATAGCTAAGTTTGTAAAGTTTTGTAGACCGCTAGGTAATGCGTAGTTCCTGCCATAGTAATCACCTAGAGATTTATTAACTGCGTTATTTAATTCATTGAACAATTTTCTATCGGTATTAGATTTTTTAATTACATCACCGACTTTCATTTTATTCTTTTTAGCATATCTCTTAGCTTGTCTAATGAAGTTAGCAGCTCTATCAAGATATTCCATATTGGCTTCTATTTCAAATATAGGAGATGCAGTAGCGTTGCTAAAATCACCAACCCAGTTTAATATTAATTCTCCTAAGTCTTTACCAGTCTTATCAGAGTTTTTAAATTTACCGAACGACTTACCAAAGTCTACGATAGATTTATTAATTGACCTTGAACCAAATGTCTTTTTAGCAGCCTTGCCCAATGCTTCGTTACCGGCATCTAGATAAGCGTTATAAGATGTCTGAAGCTTAAACGCTTTTGGTATATCATCTTTATACTTCATGATATCCATATAGTCCATAGTCTCTACGCCTTCAATAGCATTAAGAGACCACTCACCAAGTCTGTTACCTATTGTCCATGCTGGTGTACCTAATACGTTTTTCTTAAATGTTTTATTGAATCCTTCTATTGCAGAGTTCATTTTAGGAGCAAAGAATCCTTTAAGAGATTCATATGCTACTGGATTTCCTTGTTGTTTAAGTACAGTGTCTATACCAGATTTGTTTAATGCCTCTAAGAAATCAGGTCTTCTATCTTGACTTACATCAAGTTTAAGACTGTCTCTAAATGCATTTATATATTTAGATTTATCAGCAGGGCTTAACTTGATTCCTAACATCTCATCATTAATAGCGTTGGAGAATACCTCTACAGCTTGTCTAACTTTTACTGCATCATCTAATTGAGCTTTAATAGTATTGTCTAGCACATTAGCCATCTGCTCATCTGTAGCCCTACCAATTATTCTAGCATAGTTGCTAGGTGTACCTTGTGCTAAGTTTTCATGACGAGCTATAACTTCTCCCAATGGGTCTTCTGTGTTAGCTAATTTCTGAGATAAGAACGCAGTTTTATTTTTATCATATAACCTCTCACCTTCATCTATAGCGCTAAGAACTCTCTTAGATAAGTTAGGGTTTCTAAACATCTTAGACGCGGTATCTCTAAGTTTTCTACCTGATATAATATCCATAATATCTTTATGGAGTAAATCAGTATCAAGTAAATTACTCATTGCATATTGTGCAATAGTATTATCTCTTGAAAAGTCTTTATCATATATACCCATATCACTAAGTATATCTGACGCAGAACGTAGGTCTGTTTTTAATTGATTAGCTATTAACTTATCAGCATCGTTTAGTTTAGATAAATCATTAGTTCTTATAGCTCTAACTATTTCTTTTCTATTAGCTAATGGAGATTCTGATAAAGCATTATAACCTTTATATACATCAGCGGTGTTCTGAGATGCCCATAGCTTAGCATTAGTAAGATATCTATTTAAGTTAGCTTGACTTACACCAGGAGCTATCTTTTGAAGCATACCTGTCTTGGCATTTATAGCCTTACCTGCTTTACCTACGCCTTTATATACTAGAGGTAATAAGTCTGTAGAAGCGTATACAGGATGTTCCATTGCACCTTGTAAAGCATTTCTCCAATCAAAGTTACCTCTTGCTATATCATCTATAGAAGTATTGTATGTGGATAATACTGCATCTACTAAGTCTTTACCACCTGCTACCATGCCTCTATTGCCACCTAGTAATGCAGATGTACCACCTATTAATGCACCACCTATAGTACCTACTTTTGGTATAATTTTACCAGCAGCTGCTCCTGCTGCCATACCTTGAATAGTTCTTCTAGCTGGCTCACTATTAATAGCACTAAGAAATTTCTCTTGGATATTACCACTTTGTATTCCCTCTCTAAGGGAATTAGCTAGACTACCAGCAACAGTAGTCAATCCTCTGCCTATTTCCTTAATATCTTTGTATGCACCAGCCCCTAAATTAGCCCAGTTTCCACTATAGGTTAAAGGATTGTATCCACCCATACCAGCATCTTGTAACGCTGTATTAATATCCTTAGCACTATATCCTTTACTTAATGCGTAATTTATAAAGTTATTTTTAGAAAAGTTCTGTGTCATAATCTCTATCTATTATTCTTGTTGTGTGCTGATTGTAACATTACATCATAACTTGCAGGCACATTACTTGGTGCACCATGTTGGTTTAGTCCAGGTGCAGGTTGTCCATATTGACCTGCATATATTAATGCATTAGTCATACCGCCTTGATTTCTAAGGTTTTGTACTGCCAATCTATTCTGAGCATTTTGTAATGCTATTTGTAATTTAGCTGCGTTATTTAATTGCGCTATTTCCCTATTAGTAAGGTTTCTATCTCTCATTGTCATAGCTGTTAATAAGTTTTTATTAGCAAATGCAGCTTCAGGAGATAGCCCCATTTCCTGTGCCATAGCTAAGTTGCCCATTATCTCATTAATAGCATTTAAATCACCAGCTTGTGCATCTTGTATTTTCTTTTGTAGGTCTATCTTAGTAGCTTCTACCTCAAGAGGATTGTAATCTTTAGCTGATTGATACCATAAAGGACTACCAGTTATAGCAGACAAGTCTCTCATACGTCTATTGTATAATTGGTTTTGATTATATAAATCACCATAGTTATCTGCGAATCTTTGCAATGATTCTATGTATGGCTGGTTAATCTCTTGTAGTTTAGATATATAATCATTGATAGCATTTATATTAGTCTGTTGAGTATCTGCATCTTGTTGATTAGTAATAGGAGTATTGTCACCTAATTGTTGCGCTAATGCTAATGCTTGTTGCTGCGTAGTTGGTTGACCACCCATTTTACCACCGCCTTTTACACTATTAACACCAGCAGATTGGGAGGTAGATTTTTTATTCCCACCTTTATTATTACCATTGTCTTTCCCGCCAAAATTAAATGAACCAAGTTTTATTCCTCCATTATAAACAGGGAAGTTATATTTATCTATAGCAGGTTGTAATAAATGGTCCGCCATAGCACCAGCTGGTCTACCAAGAGCTTCTGGTATTGCGCCACCAGCAAGCATAGCCCATTTATTTCCCCTACCAAGCAAGGCTCCCAACCCAGTGCCAATAGCAGTTCCAGGTCCTTCTATACCCATAGCCATTGCTTCTTTAAGACGTAATGCATTAGCTATTTGTCTCCATTCTCCAGGCAGAGATTCGTCTTTCATCATATCGTTATAATATTTATAAGCATCTTTATGCGCTAAAACAGCAGCAGGTATAGAAATAGCACCAGTTATTCCGCCAGCTTTAGCTCCTTTAGCTAACCCTCTAGTGTCTCTAATTAATTGCCTAGCCATAGACCTTCTGGCTGCTATATCTTTAGCTCTAGCAGTTTGTTGTTTAGCAATATTAACTAAGTCTGGGTTAGATGTATAAGTACCGTTTGGTAATTTATATGCTACTTGCCCTGCGTCACCACCAACATTGATAGCTGCTTGTTGGTTAGGTAATGGTTTGCCACTTGTGGTTAGGAGTAAAGGTTTTTGAGAAGCTGGTAAAGATATAGTACTTCTACCTGGTAATGCAGCTTGGGGTTGTACCTTTGGTTGTTGATATACTGTAGGTACTGTTTTTCCAGTCTTCATCGAGCCAGTTTCGCCTAAAGTAAAATTACCAGGTCTACGCAAATTGCTAGACTCTCCTAACTGAAAACCTTGGTCTCTTAGGTTAATAGCATTTGCATATTCATTTATTAACCTTTGTATGTTTTGAAATTGTCTATTCCATCCTTGACTCATTTATTTACTCCTATATATCATCCAAGAAACTAGCACCAGCTCCTAATAAAGCTCCTATTGCCGTACCTACACCAGGGAATACCATAGTGCCCATCATGGCACCCTTGCCAGCTCCTTTAAGAGTTTGCATTACATCACTATCATTTTTATTATCTATACCAAAGAAAGCTTGTGGTATATCATCTTTCCAACTACCACCATTTAAAGCAGTCATACCAGAGTTAATTGCTCCACCTAAAAATGGCATCCAACTACCACTAGCTCCACCCAACCCTTGATAACTACCAAATAAATCCTTACCTATTCCGAACGTATCATTTAAAGTTTTACTAAATTTATATGGCTGATTGTATTCAGGAAATTCTTGAAAACTTCTTCCTCTTTGTCCACTTAAACTATAATTCATTTTGTTTCCTCATATAATCGTTTATAGCATTACCAATAATACTTCCATTGTATGTATAAGGATTGTAATCGCTATATATATCAGAAGATAAATTGGTTGATAAGTTTCCAGTACCACCTAAGTTGCCTCTAAATAAACTATTTACATAATCTCCAGAACTTAAAATTCTATTCAAATCATTAGATTTATTCTTTTTGTTATCAATCGTGTTAGTTCTGGCTAAGCCATTACCTAACCATTGCGTTGTAAACAGATAGTCTGGTTCACGTTGAGTATTCATAGCAGCTAACCCAGTAGCTAGTCCAGTACCATATCTACCTAATCTACCCCAGTCAAAATTCCCGAAGATGTTATTGAGCGAATTACTATAATCTCCGTTATTTACATAATCATCTATTGCACTTCCGATTATACTATATCCATTATCGTTTACATTACCAGATACGTAATCACCTATTGCATTACCTACTAATGTAGAATCCGATGGATAGTAATTAAAATCATAATTATCAAGTATACTCATTATTGAACACCCCCTACTGGTCCACTAAACCAGCTTTTACCAGCCTGATTACCAAGACCAGAACCAAATCCTGCACCTAAACCTCCTACTGCTGCACCAGTTGTACCTGTTAAAAGATTCCCAAACCAACTACCAAATCCAGAATCCCTATTTGCTAAGGCAGCTTGCATAGCTACGTCTTTATTTGTATTAGTTGTGTTCCAGTTTGCAACATCTACCGCATGAGGTGTTTGTCCGTAGTTATACATATTACCAAACATGTCAAGGGTATTGTATCTACGTTGCAATTCATTATTAATTAAGTTCTCATAGTTAACAGCTTTGTTATAAGCTAAATCATCTAACTGTCTTTGGAACTGTCTTTGATATTCATCCGTACGGTATGCGGGTGATGTAGCATTAAGCGTACCAAACTGATTATAGTTAGCAGCGTTATACTTATTCATAGTATCTGTATAAGCTCTCTCCATATCCCCAAATGCTCTATTGTATATATCATTATTACGAGCATTAAGAGAAGCTTGTGTTGCTTCATCGAATACATTTACTTTACCATAGTTATCTAAGACACCTTTACCACCTATATCAGCTATCTCTCTACCTTGTGTTATCCAAGGAGTATCTTGAAATTTTTCATACTGTGGTGCGCTTACTTTCTTCTTGCCAAAACTCATTCTAAACTCCTAGTTTGCTATATACCAGCTCATTATAATAAGTAGGTATACCATCTTTATTTTTATATACTACTCTATTTCTTAAAGTACCTTCAATCTTAAACCCTACGTCTTTAAGTAGTTTAATTATTCCAAAGTTATTAGATGGTACAAAAGCTTCAAGCCTTCTTATAGGCTTCATATTATCTTTTATATATTCATACCAATCAAATATAATCTTTCTTGATTCAGGACCCCAATACCTTTTGCTAACTACTATATGGCATTTCATTCTCAATACTTCGTCATTATATACAACTACATCATCACATCCTATCATAGCTGCGTATTTACCAGTAGTAGTATCTATTGCAAGTAAGACTATATTATCTTGTATATTATCTTTTATACATTCCATTATATCTTCGTCTGTAGATATACCAGAAGCTAAGTTAAATATCTTAGTTGCTTGTTCTTTATGAAGGCGATATACTTCCTTCACCTTATCATAATCTTCTGGTTCCAGCGTGACCTCTACGAAGTCATATTTTCTTGGTTCCATATTATCCTCTCTAACTACCAAGGAGCTTCCTCGGTTTCTAATCTTCTAAAGTTAAATCCATATATTGCAAATGCTTGACCTAATGTATTAGTACCTATCTCTAATTGGAAAGTCTCAAATACATTATTAGGTAGCAACATTCTTATTGAGTTAAAGTTACCGCTAGTCCATACATCTGTATCCCACATAGTATCGTCGTTCACAATGTGAACGTCACCATCCCATATAAGACCTGTAGTAACCAATGAACTATCATCTATTACTCTATCCTCATAAGGACTATCACCATCTTTAAATGTACGGATATAAAAGTTATTATTATACTCACTAGCCATATCTATTGCAAACTCTGCAAATGATTGATAGTAATCACCAGCCCAATCAAACCATGGTGACTTATAATAAGCATTAATAGTTTCACCGTTAAATGAGGTGCCTATAAACTCTTTTAAGACGAGTCCATCCTCTGTGCCTATATAAACCTCATTCTGATAATTAAATGCGATAGTAACTATCTGAGGCACCTTACGTACAACAAATGCTTTACATTGAAAATCATATATCAAAGCATAACTACTACCTAATTGGTCTACCATAGGCATATAGAATAACATCCAACGCTTACGTGGCAGTGTAACACAGAATATTTTTTCTAAGTCTGCATCTCGTAAGTTCTGGAATACGTTACGTACTTTATTTGTAATAGCATCACCTAGGTATCTATCACTAAATATAGTTCTTTGAGACAATGGGAATATATCCATGTTTTCCCTAGAATAAACGTAATATTTAGTATTTGATACTACCCAAGACTGTTGACTATCACATGATACGTTGCTATATGGTCTTACTTGTATTGTACTAGCATCGCCTGTACAGGTTAACAGATATGTATTGAACTCTTTATGGATAAGCATATAGTCTGAATATAAACCTAATGCCTTTACCTCTGAGGTATCGTTATAAATGCTATAGATAACACCAGCATCGTATTTAATATCCCACTTATTATATTGTCCTACCTGAGAGTAGAAGACACCGTTCTCACCACCTACCCAAAGTCTACCATTATAGAATTGAATAGCAGTACCTCTTATTGGTGTATTAACATTTGGGTCTTCTTCATTAACTAGAGTAGCGTTACATGCAGATACTTCTGATAGATAAATAGAAACATCTGATAGAGTTTCTGCTACATTTTTATCTAACACTAAGTGTGTATCATTCGTAATTGAAACTACTGTATATACTGTATTACTTGTACCCAACTCTACTGTATCACCTGGTTTAAGTTCTGTTGTAAACTCTGTAGTATGACCAGTTATTTCATTAGAACCAGCAGTAGTACTAACTGCGCCTGATAATACCTGATGCCTACCATACTCATAGAACATCAAATCATCTATGCCATTAGTAGCAACAAAACCATTATTCATATTACAGAAGCTAACTCTACTAGATGTGTGCGGGAATTGGAATAACTTTATAAATGTTTCAGTTACAGGGTCAAATCTTTTAACTTCACCATTCTGTAAAGCTATTATCATATACTTATTATTTTTCTTAGTATATTCCCAACCACCTACTATTGCAGATTCTTGTTGGTCTCCTATAGCGATATTACCATCCATAGATTTAATACCACCAAGTTTAAAGAACTCTACGTTAACCATATCTGGTGATTCAGTTTTCTTAGGGGAACTATTTAACGTATCAATTGTATTGACGTTATTAAGTCCACCTGTTAAATCATAATAGCTTATTTGAGAACGTATCTTACTCATAAGTTCCTCTTAAATTACCTACATACGGATTTCTAAAAGCAGCTATCTTAGCTTCTAAACTTGTAGGTCTATATCCTAATACCTTACCACCTTTAAAGTAATCCTCAGTTAACCTCTGGTTGCTGAGCATCTTACTATATAATGCGTTATACTTTCTTCTGTAAAAGTCTGACTTAGGGTCACCACTAGATGCTCTGAAGTCTCTTACTACACCGTATACTAATAATGAACGATATCCTTCTGGTATAATCGGTTCATCAGTTGCTTCAGTCATAATATCTTTAGGACATCCATTTTTGTCCACAGCATACTTATCTGTTAAGTATTTAATATTATATCTAACCCCATCCTCGCCTTTGTTCGGACAAGGGAATAATCTAATCTTATCCTCATATATCCAATAGTAAATTGGTTGACCATTAGTACTCATTGGTAAATATTTATGCTCCATATTATAAATTAATGGAGGTCTATTAGTAGCATCATCTGGTCTAATATAAATAATATACCCATCTGGTAAATCGTATTTATCTACACCATCTGCGGTATATAAAGCTTTTTCTCTTTCTCTAAATTTCCAAGTGTCATGTTCACCACAACAAAGCTCTCTAAGAACTTCATTCATCTTTTGTTTTATGAGTCTACCCTCTGGAGCATTTAAGCCTTCCAATGAAGTTACAGGAAGGTAGCTCATTAAGTTTATAACCTCGTTGCAAAGCTCTAAATAAGTTCTGCCCATTTATTACTCCTTATTATAAAAAGGGAGGGAGTTAACCCTCCCCTATTATTTAAACTATGATAAGCCTATAATAGCTTTTACTAATGATTTCGGATTAGTAATTTTGTAACCATACAAGTATAAAGCACGACCTATATCAGCAAATGTTTGCGGGTCTCTAAGCTTTTCTACTTTGTTGTATTGTTCTGCAAAAGTAATACCCATCTTAGTACCTGCGATAGCAACATACTTTTTGTTTGCTTCATCAGCGTAGTAAGTAGCATCATCAGCAGAAGTGATACCAGAAAGAAGTGTATCAACAAATATCTTCATACCAGCAATCTGACCAACAACACCTTTATAAAGGATATCGTCACCTTGTGCAGTCGGGTGAGTAAGAACAGTTGAGTTAACTAGTTCTTCAAACAATGCAGGAGAGATTGTTACGATAGGAGCAAGTTGTAAAGCTTGTTCTTTATTACCTTTAAATGTATAGAAACCAGCAGGCGACAATGCTTTGTTTTCTTGCAATACTCTCTTAATTCTATTGAAAGCTGCATTGATAGTAGCAGATGTAGCAGCGAACGGAGAAGCAGTTGTACCAACATTAGGAACGTCAGCATCATTAAGAACTGCAACTTCTAATTCTCTGTTAACTTCAATCATCATAAGTTCGTTAGCAGAACTCATATAACCTTCCATCATATTGAATTGAGATTGAGCTTGTTCAATATCATTGAATTTGAATTGGAAAGATTTAGATTTGTCGATAGTTAATGTAAGTGACTTAGGATATACATCAACTGTATCCGGTACTACACCTTCACCGATTTTAATATTAGAAAGGTCAGGAGTACAAATATGAACTGTGTCACCAGCAGATTTGATTTCACCTTCCCAATCAGAGTTAGTCATGTTGTTTTTAAAGTCTGTCATTTCTTTAGACTCTTTAAGAAGTTTCTGAGAATATATCTCAGGAACGAATGCATTAATATTATTAGCCATAATTATATTCCCCTTTACCTATTAACCGTAAATTACACCAACGATAAGTTTACCAGCAGTATAAGCAGCTGTAGCAACTGTTAATTTAACTTCTCTTTCAGCAGCAGCAAAATCAGGAGTAGCATCCAAAGCAGCTACACCTTTACCTTTAAGGTCTGAAAGACCTGTTGCAGAGATAACATCAGTAGAGCCTACTGTAACTTTAACTGTTGCAGCTCCACCAGAAGCTAAATCATCAGCTTCGTTTTTAATATAAGCTCCAAACACAAATTTACCAGCAGGAACTTTAAGTCCTATATTGTTAGCAGAAACAGCAAGCTTAGCTGCGTCTACTTCGATTTCTTTCGGTGTGAAATGTCCAATAACACCACCAGAAACTTTTCTTAATTGTTCAGCAGTCATTTTATAAAATCCTTTCTATTGTATTTTACCTTCTCTCATCTGTTGCATAATAGCAGATTCATGCTTAGCAAATTCTTCAGGGCTCATGTGTTTTATCTGGTCTCTAGTAAAGTATTGTCCAGATGTATATGAGGAAGTATTTTGCGTAGCAACTCCACCCTGTACAGCAGATGTATCGTTTTTAACCTTATCTTGTAAGGCAAATTGTTTACCAGCATTATATGCTTCTTGATATACTGGTAATATTATATCCATAACATTATGAAGTTGTCCGTACATATTAGGAGTATCACCATAAGATTGTACGTACTGTGCCATAACATTAGTTAACGCAGGAGAAGCATTTAGTATTTGGTTGAAGTCATTCTGAAATTTTGATACTTCGTAAATAGCATTTTGTCTTTGAACTTCATGACGTCTGCTGGTTACTTCATTACCTAGTTGTTCAAATCTTCTTTCAAACTCATAACCCTTAGCAGGGTCAGATTCTTTAAGAGCTTTAACTGAAGCATCTATTTTAGATGGGTCTGCATCTATACCGTACTCATTACATAGTCTAAGGTATTGTTGCTTACCTACATTGACTATTTGTTGGTCAATGTTCATAAGATTAAAAGTTTGTTGGTCTACATCTTGTATTCCCAACGTCTCTCTTAACTTACGGTCTTCTTCTTCTTTTACTTCGTACTCTTTAATTCTAGCTTGAAGTTGTTCAACTGTAGGTTGTTGTTCTGTACTCTCAGTTGTTTGATTTTCTTCTACTTGCTCATTACCGTTTTCTACAGCGTTAGTCTCATTACTTGTTTCTTGAGCAGTAACCTGTGGGTCCTGGCTTACTGTGGTATTTTCTTCAGGTGCAGTAACTACACTCTGAGTTTCACTAGCAGCCGTTGTAGTAATTTCTTCTGCCATTTAAACCTCCATTAGTTTTTACTTAAATATTCTATAGCTTCGTCATACTTCTTAGCATGGGATTCTGCACGTTCTATAAAGCATTTTAATCCCCAACAATAAGTTAACCACCAATCACCTGTACCATGTTCTCCTGGTGCCAATGATAACCCTTGGTAGATTTCATCTTTAATAAAATCTCTGCAATCTTTCCACTCTTGAGAGTCGCAAAGCTTTCTAAATTTTTCAAATTTATCTTTAGCATCTAGTGCTTGCTTTTTAGTTTCAGGGTCTACTTTAACAACTTTTTCTCTTTTCTTTTTGTTGCTTTCACTAAAACTTATAACATCACTCATTGTACTAAACCTCCTTCTATTTCTTGTTGTACTTGTTTCTTCACTTCACTTGGATTAGGTATCTGACCAGCAGCTTCTTGCATTTCTAGCATGTTAGCGAATTCTGGTATAGCAGCGGTAATACCACGCTCCATATCATTAACATACTGACCTACTTGACCTTCTGGTATACCTCGGTTATTAGCTTCTTGCCTAATAGCCTGTCTTAAACCTAATGCGCGAGATAGTGTGTTTATTTCTCTGTAGTTCATTTCGTTTAATACCCAAGTAAAGAAGTCAGCAGCAGGGAACTCAGGTCTCTGTACTATAGATTGGAATGCAGGTGCTCCCATAAGCTGGAACAACTTTTGAACAGATGCTTCTCGTTCAATGCTTGTTTGTGCGTTACCAATCATAAATACATAATGACCATTACGTGCCTGTTCTGTTACATCGTAAAAATCTTGGATACCATCCTTAACCACAGGTACTACATCATTAGTTGTTTGATATTCTTTTTTAAGTTTATATATAGCCCATATAATAGGTACGATTACGTTATGACTAAATAGATATGCTTCTCTAGATAGACGTACTGTCTGACCACTATAAATATATGTAGACTCAGCAGCAGTTCTTACACCACCAGGACCACCATTACCTTGCATATACGGTGATACACCAGTAGCACCTTCCATTTTTCTTTTAAAGAAATCTTGGAAATCAAACCCTCTAAATCCAGCAGAGAAGTTTAACGGCTGTGGCATTCTAACATCATTCAGCTCGTCATTAGCGTACTCTATAATACCACCAGGCTCATATATAAGTCCTTGATTTATAATGCCCTTCTGAGCCATTACAGGAGGATTGACAGTTAATAGCCAAGATTCCATCGTCAAATCCATACATTTATTTTCTAATTCATTTAAAAGCAAAGCTGGCTTTAATGGCGTTTGACCTCTTAATGTATCAGGTCTTTCATTATAGCATGTATAACCTATAGGACATACAGGGTACATACTTTCATCTAGCTTAGCTAAATATTTACCAGCTATAACTACAATAATAACATTCCTAGCTACGTCACCGTTAGACGGGATAATATAATCACCGTAATACTCCATTACTTCTACAGTAGAACCAATAACCTTAGTGTCTAGGTTATGGTATTCGTCACCATAGTCTGTAACTTGATTACGACTAGCTTGCTCTACCATTTCTTTTAAGTCAGCTATTTCATCTCTAGTTAACTTGTAATCTTTATTAGATAAGATAAAGCTTAAAGGAACAAACTCTCTATATATTTTACCGCATGATTGCCAGTGGTCTTTCTGAGATTTATCAAAGAATAAGTTAAGAGGGTCTATTCTATCTACATCAGCTCCCTCATATACTATCTCATCTTGTACTCTATTTTCGTATTCAACACCAGTAAGTATTTGCTCACCATTTGCATCATACTCTATAATAGGTACTTCGTTTTGATATCTCTTTTGTTCTACCTTTTGAGTCCAGTGAGTAAACCATGCAGCCTCACCTTTATCCATATAATCATCTAGAATTTTATCTAGAGTAGATTGTAAATCAATCTTATAACAATCATAAACTAAAGCAGACTTAAGCATAGCACTCATATCATGAGACTCAGGGTCTAGACCTTGTATATCAAACATACCATCATAATTCTGATAAGTAGCTTTAAAGATATTAGCTCTTAATGATTGACGTTGTTCATATACATCAGGTATAAGTTTTACTTCTGCCTTATACTCGTTAGCACTAGGATATATCTCACGTACTACACGTTCGTAATCCTGTCTAACTTCCTCTACGTCAGTAGCCCATTGTTTAGCTTTATTGTTAATATCTTCACAGATATTATCTCTATCTATCTTTCTAATTTCTTTTTTGTTGTTGTCTTTGTAATAATAAAATCTCATTATCTATGCAATCCCATATTATATTCGTATTTGTTTCTACCAAATACATCTTTCTTAATACCTTGATAAGTTGAAGTTGGAGACTCCTCTTTCTTTATTGGATAATACCTTAATGCTACATAACCACAAGCATCTGTAGGGTGGGTTAAATATTTAGCCTTAGGGTCATTCTTCATTTGATAAGTAGAAGGCTTTTTAGGCTTACCAGTACCTTCTTCTTGTACTAAGTTCTCTATATCATAAATAAGAGTTTCGCAGTCTGGATGAATAAATATATGAGGTTGTCCATTCTCATCTCTCATCATCCGATTCCAACAGTTATATCTATATGTTATTGGTGGGTTAGATTTACCTACATCAAAGTGCACATTGGTGAATCCCATACGAGCTAATTCTGCTCGCATTATCTTATAATCACAGCCAGTAGTCTTTTCATATCTACCAGAACTATCACCTGTTATTATAATTTCATGATTTTTAAAACCAGTCTCATCAAGCAACTCGCCCAATAATCTAGACATGTGGAGTGTATCCGTAAAGCTCTCGACAAGCTCATATAGTATATAAATATTACCATTATAATGCTGGACAATAAACCAACACATAGGGTCAGTGTTAAAATCGCATGCAACATATAATGGTTTACTCCTATCTATCTCTATAGTCTCGTTTAAGTTATCTGCTCGATTGAATCCTTTAGTAGCTAAACCACTAACAAAGTCCATGTCTTCACCGAGTACGTTACGCTTAAAGTATTCTTCAGAGTATCTTTCTTTCATACTCTCTATAAAACCTTTAGGTAGGTTCTTAGCGTTTTCTGTTGTAGGAGCAATTATCCTACGGTAGTTATCTGGTTTATGTTCTACAAAGTATTCGTATATCCAACCCTTAGTTTCTTGTGGGTTAGTATGACCAAATAAGCGATACTTAAAATTAGGACCCCATGACTCCTTCTTAGCTTGACGAAGCCTACCTAGTAACATATCAAACGTAGCTCTAGGTATATCAGACATTTCTTCTAATTCTACAAACCCTAAGTTTAAGGATTTAAGTTTATCCGGTTCTTCTAAATGACGGAATAATATCTCGCTCTTATTTGAAAAGACGAGCTTGCTCTCTGCCTTTAGATAATTATAATCAACACCTGGTTGTAATCCCATACGCTCTAGGTGTTCAAAGTAACTTACTAGAGTTGTGTCTCTTACTAGGATTAACGTCTGTGCACCTACTAATCCTTTTATGGAAGGATATTTTAACGCTAGTATTATTCCAAGCAATGAGCCTGAAAACGTCTTCCCAGAGCGATTTTAGCCATAGCCTCCCTGATAGAGAGCAACATCTATATCACTATCATGGGTACCAAGCTCAAGAAATTCTTTCTGGGCTGGTAGTAATTCATAATTACAGACCACAGCTAATCACCTCCTTTTACTTACAAACTCGTTGCATAAACTTTTTAAATTTATCTTTATCTATTTGCTTTCTAGTTTTGAACTTTTTTATCTCAAATTGAAAATTAACTACAGCTTTATTATCTATTAAGATTATTCCTAAACCACAAATAAAACATATAGGTGTTAATACAAAAATGTAATAAAGTATATTTTGTAGTTTAGTCATATATCCTCCAACCGCTAAGCGGTGTATAGTTTTTATGCACAAACCGCCAGAACTATACTAAAACTGTGGGGAGCTACTATTGCGCAACTTCACTCCCGAGGTCATCGTACCTAAAGGTACCGCCTCGTTACACTAGAGTGGAGTGATAGGACTCGAACCTATATGCTGGTGGTCACTTGCCACTGTCCATCCAATTGAACGACACTCCGTTGACGTGCCATACTGAGAATGCACGTACGTCTCAGACTAAATCTTATCACCATCAAGGTTAAATTGTAATACTGCTATTTCCTTTTTAACCTCATCAGGTTTTACTCCATTATAGTTAGCTATATCACTTAGTATTGCTCGTGCATCTGCTAACTTACCCTTACGCTTAGCATCATTGAACATATCCCAGTATATACGCATAAGGTCTTCTTTTTCGAAGTCCATTGCATCATACATACTATTTAATTGTCCTCTGCGTTCTTTGATTGCTTCCTTTATACCCTCATCACTTAGCAATTGTAAACCAATTCTATTTGCGTTCTTTCTATCGTAACCGCCCTCTATAGCCGAAGTAGTAGGGTCTAAAGTTGTCAGGTATTTATCTATAAATTTTTGTTGTTGCTCATCACATTCACTATATAACATCACTTGCCTTAATATTTATTTCCAGCGATTGATAATCGCTTAACGTATTAAATCCTCTAAACGAACTTTGTTTGTTGGGTTAGCTTGCTAACTATATATGCTGTGAGGTAGGTAGGCGGACCTACAGCTTATTTATTTTTAAAAGAGAAAGGAGGAGACTTGGTGCCTACCTTTTATCGTAAATCTATTTATAAACCTATTAACCAAGCTGTGCTTGGTGAGAGGACTTTACTTGTAAAGTTCCTTCCCAATCCAGAAGTAAGGCTTATCATGGCTATCCCGTATAACTGGGATACATTGAGTAGAGAATGAATTACCTTTAGTATTTACTAATACAAATCCTTGCTGCCAATCCATCATCAATCTTCTACCCTTTAGATGGTACCATGGTGTCCTATCACAGAAACATCCACTCTCTATAGCTACCGTCTCACCTATAGATGTAGTCTTAAAGACTTGAGCTAGGCGGTGTGTGTGACCTTGGATGATTGATGTACCCTCTTGCTCCATTGTAGCGTAAGCAGAATTACCACCTTTGGACCTAGCCACCGTACCATGAGTGATTAAGAGTTCCTTGTTACCTAATACATCATATACTTCTGGCTCGTACTCAATTCCGTACTCGCTTAATTTTAACCAACCAGGGAGGCTATAATTATAATCCTCTACAAGTATAGGACTTTGTTGTACCCAGTTATCTAACCAACCTTCATGGCATTGGCTACCGATATAAACTATTTTACTGGTAGGTAATATTTGACGTAATAACTGAGCTACTTCAAACCAATTTTCCCGTTCGGTCTTACCATCTCTAAATACGTTAGCGAGTTCTCTTAACCGTGGGTGAGTTGAAAACGAACTCATATCGTTAATGTTTCCGTTTAGCACCAGCTCATCTGGTTGGTACT